ATATCGAATGTTGCTAAACACTCCGATTTGGTCGAAATCAACGTACCGAGAAGCATCCGATTTGATGGTCAAGCTTCGACGCATGCCCATCGTGCAAGCCAACCCAAGATCGCCGAAGTAAGCAAACTTGGTCGAGCCACTGATCGAGCTTGGAAGAGTCTGAGAAAAGACCACCGGGAAGCCCATGAACTGTTGCATTGGAGCCCCTGCAAGATCCATCACAGTGTTGCCACCGGCTGCAAACTGGAGTCTAGCCAAAACATTCCAGTAAACCGCCGAATGGCAGAACCAAACCGGACGGATTCCAGGGTACTGCGGCAACTTGCTAACAGCATCTTGGAACACGGCAATCGTCAATCCTGCAGCGGTGTTTTGTCCAGCCGCAGCTGTGGCCACAGAACCAGCAGCAAGCACATTGGCAAGTCCTACGATGTTGCCATAAGTCGGCAAACCGTCACCCAAGAATCCGCAAGCGTCTTGCTTGACGGCATGAGCGTAGGCAATTTCATTAGCCAGCATGTCAGCAAGAGCAATCGCAGCATCTTCGCTCAATTCGCTCGATACTTTGGTCAACGTGGCGAACTTGCGAGCCGTCAAGTTGACTTGGTTGACGGTTGCATCCGAGCTGGTGATTTCGGCATGCTCACCAACTGCGTAAGCAGTCAATCCGCCAACTCGACGCGGCAAAGTTGCGCTATCAGAGGTCATCGGGTAGTTGCGAGCGTACCGAGCAAACACGCCATACTCTTCGAGAAGGCTGATAACGCTGTTCTCGAACTGTACAGGCACCAAAGCACCGCCGTTGAGATCGTTGTTTTCGCCCATTGCGTTGAGAACGCCATGATCGCGACACCATTGCTTCGACTTGTCGCTTCCGAGAACGGCATTGATGAACTGACCGCTTGCATAAGCGTCACGCTCGGCATCAGGCCCTTTGAAAGCCTTGAGCTGTCGAACCGCCTTGGCTTTTGCCGGAACCTTGAAAGACGCACTCGCCGAAGGCTGATTGTCAACCACTTGGCGAACCGTGTTGCTGACCGCTTGCTCGATCTTGATCGCTCGCTCTCGCTGCTTCGAGAGGTTTTCGATCTGGCCCGGCTTGCCTTCGGTTCCGAGGATCGAATCGATCTCGGTTTGCTCATCTTCGAGCAATTCGCGACTCTCTTGAGTTGCGACCGCTTGGATCGCTTGAACCTTGGCTTGCAAGGCTTGGATTTCTTCACCTAACGCTTTTGCGCTCTTCATTCTGACTGCCCCTGTGGGTTGTGTGGCAGTCGTTAAACCAAGATAGCGGCATGACTGCCACGGGAAACTGAATCGTTTTTAACCGTGTGTCACTGCCGCTAATTAGTTGCAGAGTGGATGGCACTTCTGGCCAGCCGGAAATCACTTTACGCTATCGCTTGTTGCTTGTCAAGTGTTGAGCGTACTGAGCCATCTTTTGACGAGCTAGCAACGCCGCTGCCGAGTCGAAAGCGTTCTTTGGCTTCTTGTACTTCTTGCCATTCTCAACGCGTCCTGTGGCCAATCCTGACGCTATAGCCTCGTCAACATTGTACCAAGTCTCAGCCGCCATTAGTTGCTCGATCTTTGCAGCATCTTCGGCCATGTATTTCGAGTAGATACCAACGAGCGAAGCATCGTAAGCTTTCAATGCAGCAATCGCCTTGGCGAAGTCGTCTTGATTGCCCATCGCAAATGACATTGCTCGATGAATCATCACCCTTGACCCATCGGCCATCAATCGATTCTGACCCGCAAGAAAAATCACGCTAGCCGCCGACGCTGCAAGGCTGTCGTTTACCGTGGTCACTTCGCCAGAATGCTTTTTGAGCGTGTTGTAAATTGCGATACCCTCATCAGCTAATCCGCCCGGGCTGTTGATATGCACCGTTACCGGGCTCGATCCGAAAGATTTCAGAGCTTCAGCAACGCCCTTTTGGGTAATCGGGTTTTCGTCCCAACCATCGCCGACGATGCCACTTAGCAGAATTTCCGCAGTTTCCGCGCGTACTTCGATCATTTTTGAGCCCCTTTCAGGTCAAAAACCCTGTTTTCCCACGTCTTTACTTCAGTTTCGACAGCTTTTTGTAGGCTATTTCCACCATGTTTTGCAGCCAATCCCGCAAGTATTTCGGTCGATTTCTCGCAATGGATCCGAGCTAGGTCTCTATCTAGTCCGATCGCTTCGATCTTGTCAGCAAGTTTGTTTTGCCACTTCGGATAGTTCTTGGCAATCCAAGCGACAAATTGAGCTTTTTTCGATGCGTTGATTGCGTTATTGCCTTCGGTCTTAATCAAGTCCCGCAACATTTGCTCAACGGCTCGATCGTTTCGAGAATCTTGCGAATCTTCTTGCTCTTCTTCTTGCTCCTCCTCTGGGCTGTCCTCGACCTCATCGGCTGACTGCTCGCCCGTTGGCGTACTGATCGCCGGGTTAATGAACTCGTCACCTCCCTCGTACGGATTAAGATCAAGCTTGGCCCTGCATTCGTTCGGATTCATGATCCGCGACGCAATGGCCTTGCTGAAACTCTCCATAGTTGTTCGCAAGTCAGTACGGTAAAGAGCCGCCGCGTTGAACTTGAAATAAACTTCGCCCGATCGTCGCTCTCTTAAAGTGCGTAGCTTGATGTCACATTGTTCTTCAAACTTGACCAACCAATGATCGAGGCATTGAAGGTATGCAAGTTGCTTTTGCTCTAGGCTGTTGTAGCTGACCGAATCGCCATCTCCCGGCATCCCTTCGAGCCCAAAGAGCATTCCGACTTCTTGCCTAGTGAGCTTTTGCAACGCTGCAAACTGTGCATCGTTGTTGTTCATCGAGACCGCGTTGGCCTTGATTCCCTCACGCAACAATCCGGCCTTGGCGGAATTCTCCGAGCCTGCTTCGATCTTGTTGAAGTCGTCGATAAACTCTTTTGCGTCCTCCGCTTTGCGGAATGCTGCTGGAGGTGCTTCAAGGAACAACTTGCCCCGAAACCCTCGACGCAGTTGGTTAAGCTTAAACCTCGATTCCTCGAAACCTGTTGCGAATGTCGCGTTTGCAATGTCAAGCAGCCCGAGACCTTCGACTCCATCCCAGCTAAAACCAGTTAAATGCAAAACGTCGCGATCGTGAAAGATTAAGTAACCGTTCTTGTCAGTGTCAAACGTGTCGAAAAGATCCTTTTTGCTTTGATCTTCTGGCTTGGTTATGTGGTACTTTTCGCCCTCGTAAATAATCGTCCAAGTCGCATCAGGCATCATCGGGATTAACTCAGAGATACCGCGACTCGTTCGGATGATCGCCGCTCGACCATTACCCTTCATCAACGCATGGCTAAGGATCTGTTCTTTGAATGTCGTTGGGGCTTGGATCTTGTTTGGCTGCTCCCTCAAAAGGTAGTAGCCATCATGCTCGGTATCGTTTACAGATCCTTCGCCGACCTTACGCTTAACGTCGATCGGCAATCTCCCGAAATCACCTGTCAATTTGTTGTGAGCATACCAAGCAGGCGGAACACCTAAAGCATCGCGCAAGCCTACCTTGCGACCGCTTGAAAAAGAGTTGTCGTCAATGCCAATCCATCTAGCAAACACGCTAACTAAGCTCATCCCTGTTGCTCCTAAGTGATGTAAAGTTTACCAGACGAACGCTCGGGCTGCAAACTTGCAATTCTGTAGGCCATAACCGCCGCTACGATCGGATCGATCTTGTCTTTTGATTTTGCTTTGTCAAACATCCATCTATCTTGCCTGTCTTTGCAAATCATGGCATTGTTCGCGCACCATCGAAGCAATCGAGACTCTTGAAAAACTAGCCGACCGTCTTGCATCAATTGAATAAAGTCTCTAATGGCCTCGTTGAAGTTGGCTTGGTTTTGTGCCATCCTTGCCGCTGTCGCTCCGACCTTGCTAAGCTTTTCGCCTAGCTGCTGCCCGTTGTAGGGATCGTATGCAACCGTCTCAATTTCAAAGGCTTCAATTTCTTCAATCAGCGACTCGGTAAGATCCTCGATCGGATAGTCACACTTAAACAACTCCTCCGAGTGAATGAACTCGGCAAAAGGCATCGCCGACAAGTCACGCTTTGAATCCGCTGCGATAAACGCCCGAGTCTTAACCTCATAGCGGTAAATGATCTTGCCTTTATCGTCAACGCTGACCGGGAAACGAGCACAAAGAGCATATGCTGCTAAGTCATCCCGCGATCCAAGGTCAACGCCTGCCCCAAGACCGTCAGCATCTTTCCAATCTGAATGAAAGCCGACGCATCGATCAAATGCCGCAAGGTCAAAAGCTTTTTCAGTCGATGAAACCACGCTGTTTCCGTGGTATCGCTTAAAACGATTTCGACCTAATGCCGTTGCTTTGCTTTCGTTCCATCGCTCTCGGAGATAATCAAGCTTGACCGATACTCCCAAATTTGGATTGCTCTTTATCCAATTCGACTCCTCTCCTGGATCGTCTTGTTGATCGATCTCATAGATCAAAGCAAATAGCGTGTTGTCTGAATGGATTCCGCTGACGACATTGACTGCGTAGTTGTATTCTTCTAGCCACAGGTGCGAATCGTCAGCACCCGCTGTTGTGATAATCAGGTGGAGCGGTTGCGAACGAGCCGCCGACCCTGTCACCATCGTATCGTAAAACTTCCGATGATACTCGCCCCATGCGTGGAGCTCATCCATGACAACGCAATGAGGATTAAGACCATCAAAAGGCTTTTCGCTTGATACCTTGCGAATGTAGCTCAAATTGTGTTTAAATGTGATTGTCTCGTTCTTAATGTCGGTATACTTTTGAAGTGGTTGCGACTGATCCACCATCCGTTGGCATTCGCTGTAAACTACGTTTGCCTGTTCTTTCTTGGTCGCTGTCAAAAGTATCTGACCGACCGCTTCCGGCTTGCGAGTCTTTGGATCGATATCAGCCATTGCAAGAAAGTGACACAAGCCAGCAACAAGAGTTGACTTGCCATTCTTTCGAGCCATCGACCAATACACTTTTCGGAATCGCCTTGATCCGTCCTCGATACGCTTCCACCCGAAGATATTCCACAAGCCAAATAGCTGCCAATCTTCAAGGATCAATGGTTTACCGGCGAACTCTCCGACCGAGTGACGCAAGACGAGCGGGAAGAAATCGCAAACGAGCTCGGCCTGCTTTGCATCGAAGTAATACGGGAAGTCGTCGCTTCGTTGATGCTCCAAATCGATTCGGTATCGGCGTACCGCGTCCTTAACGCGATCGCAAGCAAAATTCTCGCCGCTTTCAATCGCGTTGCAGTATTCTTCGACTCGTTGGCTCGTGCCTGATGCTATCAACCGCTTGCCCTCGCTAGCCACTCTTGGAACGGATCCTCCTCGTCTTTTTGTGGAGCTCTCAACCGCGTCCTTGCCGATGGTGTTAAGCCTAATTCAGCCTCACGCTTAAGGCATCGATCAGCGAACTTGTGGAATTGGTTTGCCTCTGGTTTGGTTGTAATACCGCCACGCTCGGTC